TCTTGATTGCATCCATCTTTCCCCCGGAGGAGGTCTACAAAAGGTCCGTGAACAAAGGAGAAGCCTGGGAGCAGTTCCTGCGCCGCTTCGAGATCATAATCCTACCGCCGCGCCCTCTAGCGCCGGCGTTGGCGCCGGCGGCGCCACTCGAGGAAGAATCCCAGGAGGCCTTGCCTGACTGGGCGGCGCCGCTGGCCTGGGATGATGGGAGTGACTGGGGTCGCTCCCCCGGCGGCGATTAATATCTTACCCTAGGGTATACCCCCTCATCTGCCGCTCTCTCGTGTAATCAACCTATGCCTAATGCTAGAAAGAAGGTGGCCCGGCGTGCTCCGCGGCGGCGCCTCCAAAGCTTCACCCCGGCGCAGAAAAACAAAATTCTTAGAGAGGCTGCTAAGGGCATCGCAGGAGGCTACGCTACCGTGCGTTCTATGGCTGCTAAGTCTGCTAAGCCGACTTTTGCGCAGTCTGTAAGGAAGACCCCCAGCGGCATGTATGGGGACGCTAAGGACCAGGGACTGTCTGACTATAGGAAGTCCCGGGCCAAGTATGGCAAACCAGCGACCATCGCGGCGCTGACCAAAAAGGCAACCCGTATGAATCTGAACACCACAGTCTACAGCATCTATAACTATGGGCCGTGGAACCGCGGCAACGGGAATTTAATGATTCGATCTAATCAATCCGGCGCCGGCGGCACGGATCTAATCCAGCCAATCCACTTATGGGAACTCAATGGAACCTGCCAGGGGCAGGCAGCGGATCTAAAATTCCCTGCGGCGTTCTATGAATTAGGGTTTACTAATGAAACCTCATCGGGTGCTGTTAAATGGTACACCCACGTCGGCAACGCAGCAACCACCGCCACAGGATTGGATCAATCCGCAGCTCTCTTCAGTCCCCAGTATAATCCGCATCTGACGTATACCGACAAGATCAAGGATCTCAATCTACAGAACTATCAGGGACCAGGCTCTGATGATATTTTTGAAAAGGTACGCTGTACCATGGTGCTGAACGGTCCCCAGCAACGCAGCACAAAATGGACCATCCAGCTCGTCCAGCTGTCAGAAGAAGTCACCCCCGGCGCTGAAGCAGCAGGATCCAATGAGGCGACTGCATTCTGGCAGGCTATGGCTCGTCCGTATGGCTACAGCCCTTTGGAGACTGGACCCCGAAAGGAACTGAGGAAGAATATCAAAATCCTCAAGACTGTGGAGTACATCATGGACTCCCCCGAATCCAACGAGGATCACCTGACCGCCCGTATGCGCCACGTGGACTTCAGCATGTATTTCAACCGTAAGCAATCTTATCGCTGGGGCAGGATCAATGATCTGACAAATATGAATGTCCAGGACGTACCGAATGATCAACTGTTCGGACCGGCCGTATTCTCAACCAAGGTAGAACCCAAGGCACGCATCTATCTGATGATCCGCGCCCTCTGCCAGTATCAGGGACCTAACGTTGTACCTACGAACGCGATATATCCGTCATATGACCTGAAACTGGAACTGACCCATAAATCAGTAGACTAAGCGACGGCGCCGGCGGCGCACGGCGCGCGCTGCCACGACACCACCCTAGCATAGCGCCGGCGGCGCTATGCGGCGCTCTCCTACGTCATCACCCTAGCACGGCGCCGCCGGCTGGGGGCGACGTCACCCTGCTGAGTCAGCGGCAAAAGCCGATGCCACAGCCCTGACGCTCCCTCAAAAAAATCTATAAGAACAGAAAAAGCTCAGAGGTCACCTAGTATTACCCTCTGAGCACTTCTGAGCGAATATCATGAGCATCCCAGAATTCACCGAAGCAGCCAACGGCGCCAAGCAACGCAATTGGTTTTTAACCATCAACAACCCTAGCTCGGACGAGCTGCCCAAGCACCCAAAGGAGAGGTATGCCGTATGGCAGAAGGAGATGGTCAACACCCCTCACCTACAGGCCTGTATTGTGCTGACCCAGCAGGTGTCTTTTTCCACAATCAAGAAGCTGTACCCCGGCGCCCACATCCAACGCACCAAAGCCTTGTCCAAGGCTATCCAGTATTGCCAGAAGATCGAGTCACGCATCGACGGGCCGTGGCAACGGGGCACACCACCAAATCAGGGCGAACGCACTGACCTCCAACGCAAGCTCGATGAGATCGACCGTGGTCTCACCACTGTCGACGATATCTGTATGGAGGAGCCCAATCTATATCATCAGTATGGAAGGACCCTAAGGGAGGCCGAGGCTATTATGATGCGCCGCAAGTGGCGCACCCAGATGACCAAAGGAATTTGGTATACAGGCCCAACCAGCGCAGGCAAGTCCCACAAGGTGTTCGAGGGCTACGACCCGGAGACCCACTATGTCAAGAATATCAACGAGGACTGGTGGGATGGCTATAAACAGCAGCCTATCGTGGTAATCAACGAATTCCGCGGCCAGATCCCCCTGAGTGAGCTGCTGGATCTCGTCGACAAATGGCCCAAGACCGTGAAGTGGCGCAACCGCGAGTCTGTGCCTTTCATCAGCACTACTGTCTTGATTGCATCCATCTTTCCCCCGGAGGAGGTCTACAAAAGGTCCGTGAACAAAGGAGAAGCCTGGGAGCAGTTCCTGCGCCGCTTCGAGATCATAATCCTACCGCCGCGCCCTCTAGC